TGCCGTCACGCCATGACGTTAAATTATGGGAGTGGATTCTGACCCCCTTTAAAGGAAAGCTTTGCTAATATTCAAAGCCTACCTCTCCGACATCTACTCGTTCAATGCGGTGCATCCTCAAGCACTAGGACACACCTCCGGTCCAGGACGGAGGTAAGTGTCAATATTCTACGCGAATATTGGCCTCAATCGCGCTATTATTCTAACAACCAGAGAAAACGGGCTGATCCACGTGCCCATAATCTTTCACTTCAGACCAATGCCATGGAAAAGAACACAAATTGTGTTCAGGCCACGCGCCTGGGTGAAATGAATCCTCTGCATCATAGAGACTGAAGCGCAATGGCGTTTTATCTTCAATACGTGTGTTAATATTTTGTGGGTCTTCATCTTTCAGATATGCTTCCAAGAGATGTCCTGTTGAGGGTTGTGTAGAGCAACTGTCTAAAAGCCAGTCTGCCCAACAATCCTTACTGGGACATTCCTTAGAGAGGCACCATGAAGCCATAAGCCCCATGTTAATTTTGGTCTCTGAAAGAGATTGACCTGCCTGACCGGCAAGTCTTGTATAATAACCACGTTGTGATTGAGTTAAAACACCATCACGTGTTCTCTTTAAACCTAAACCGCCCAGTCGTTGATCGACATAGTAACTAACACCTTCCGGGACATGAAACTTTAGTGCTTTCTTAACATCCGACCACCCAAGGAATTGCGACATGATGAAGTCTTGCTCTGCAGGAGAAAATCCTTTGCAGGCATCATGACTCATCTGAGACAAATCCTTAAGTTGAGAATCAGACATTTGCTCTAAATTGGGCAACACTAATTTCAAGTTAAAGTAAGGTTCGCGGTGAAAGTTGGCCTGGCCAAAAATATTTGGCTCGCCGACACGGAAATAGGTAGAGTTCATAATTAAAAAGTCTCGCGATAAGTAATTTTTGCCAATGGAAGGAACAAGACCAGCGTCATCAACGATTACTTTCCAATCCGCATACCGGGCTTCCGGAATGCGCATTAGAATATCATCACCATTAATGCATATTGGTGCTTTTTCCAAAGACATAATACGTCCATAACATAGTTCTAGAAAGAAACGGTTAACAGCTGCATTTACAATGCAGAGAATAGGAAAACTCAGAGGCGAACCCATGAGCTGCCCCCACCTTTGTGGTGCTGACTTACCATCGAGTTCGATAATCGAATTGACGAGACCATCAACAAATAGGTGGCGGAATTTGATGTCATAGCCCAAACATTCGGCTATAGCATCAGCAGCTGCAAGGGACAAATCAGGATGCAACAGATCTGTTGCTGATTTATAATCACCTGACTCATAAGCTTCTCCTGGCTCCAAATTACCTAATCTCTCTTCAAGGTATTCTGCGGTGATTGGTCCTCCTGCGCATTTGAAGGTTGAATGCTTAAACATCCATCCCGAAACTTGCTTTTGGATCGACCGCCCGAGGTAATACCTAAGAGCTGGCCCCTTAGTAATCACACGAGTCTTTAAAGGCTCCGGTAGTGACTGCGGGGTTACAACATTTGGTTCCGAAAGGCACAATTTAAACATATCGTGCCACGTTTCTTCTTGGACCTTACGAGATATACTTCTATCATCTATGATGCATTCGTTATGATCAAAATAGCTGACATAAAACAACATCGACATACGATCACCCGGGAAGGGTTTTTCAGTTGTGAGATAGGCACTCCCGTCATAGTCAAACACTTCATAAATGCCCCTCTTCGCGAGGGTGAAGTGGCTACGGCGGAGCTG